GTGCTGTCACAACCAATTACCAAGAAATGGTCATACATAAACCATGCGTGGCTACCACTTCTTATGTTGCATCCACTTTAACTATTGCAGGACCAGCACTTGTTGAAGAGCAAGAAGGTGGGATAGATGGTGTGTTAGCGGTTCAATATAGAGTTTCTGACAATTATAAGTCCCAAGATGTTCCGTCAGACTTTGGTATGATTTCCTTTATGGTGGATAATGAACTTTGGTCCGTAGGTTCTTTGAGACCGGGTAATTCTTGCGGACGTAATTATTTTAAAATTCCAGAAAATGGAAGTATCATAATCATTAATCCTTGTATTACTGCAGAAAATAAAGAGAACTTAATGCGTTCAAATAGTGATTATTCTGTCTCTGGAAGTGATGCCCCAGTGGCAGCTACATCAGTAGTTGCAACCAATATTAACAAGAAAGATAAAGAATTATATTGTCAATTTGTGAAAAATAGTAAAACATTAAAAGCGACTCCTTCAACAGGATTAACACTTATGGTTAACCAACCATCTACTAATGCGGCTATTACGTTCCCTACTACTTTCGAAGGCGCCTTTTGGCAAAGTTTTACAGCGACACAGTCAAGTAAACTTAAAAAAATTGCATTTAGCTTTGGTTACAATAGCTTAATTGATGTAACTGTCATAATTCGTGAAGGTGAAGGTATAGATAATACAAATATTATATATATAGGTACTTGGACAACAAATACTGGTGACCTAAATTGGACTGAATATATTCTTGATTCAGCTTCTAATGTTCCAAAATTAAAAAAAAACCAGAAATATACAATTCAATTTACAGAGTTTGTAAATCCTCAAACTTCTATTATGGCAAACCAGGGTTCTATATATGATGGTGGTAAATTTTATTCGACTAATTATAGCGATTTAGGTGATTTAAAGTTTAAGGTTTGGGTTGAACCTGAACCTGAATCTGATGTATAACTTGCAGCACTATCTGCATCAAAGAATCTTAATATGTCATGGGCTCCTGTTGACCAACCAATAGAAAAATAGAACATAACATTAATAGAAAAATAGAAAGTATTTTTCAGAGCGGCGTGCGCCGCGGCGGCGTGCCGCTGTGGGGTACTGTCATTGGTAAATTATTATGGAAAAATAATAAAAATACCGTTATATTATCATATAAAAATAAAAATATATTCTTATATGAATTGTGCATTAAAAAGGGGATGAGTTAAATAGGAAATTTAATAAATTTTCTGATAAAAAAATGATTTTTTTTCAATATGTGTCATACTATTTTTTGAAAATAGCAGGAATAAAAGTGTAGTTGCGAAAATTACATGGAATTTTTTGGATCGATTGTATGTTGTTGTGCGGGTGTAATGTGTTGCTTGACGGGATCATTGATCTTAGAACAAGTAGAAGAAAATCGAAAATAATATATAGATGAAAAGGAAATTTAATATGTGCTTAATATAGAATGTATGTAATAAAATCCAATACAAGTACACATTTTTATATATCATTATAAAAAATTGATACTTAATTGTTTAAGAATAATAATTATATAATTATTAACTATAACTATATAAGATGCCGTGGAAGCAATATACGAGTCGAAAATGGAATCATCCTTACTGGTATAATTCCGAGACAGGAAAATCAGTCTGGAAAAAACCAGATGAAGAGGAGAAAAAAGAAGATAACGAGGAAACATTACCTCAGACGCGAAATCAAGTGATACAACCTCAGACGCGAAATCAAGTGATACAACCTCAAACGCAAACTCGATCTACATATCAGACAAATACATATGACCGTCGTTTTCATCATGAACGTGATAATGAATTTCAAGATTTTGAAGTTACGAATGGTTTTATATCCACTACTATTCGAGCAAGAGATAGAGATGAGGCGAGGGAAGAAATGCGAGCTATTGCACAAAGTTTGGATCCATATGATTAATATTTATACTCATTTTTTATTATAATATAAATAATATATATTTTACATAATTACGTATTGGTGTAAAAATGCTATAAAAATGCTATAAAAATGCTATAAAATATATAATATTAATTCTTATAAAATTACTATAAAATAGTGACTAAAAATAAATATTAAATAAATAAAAATATTTTTATAGCATTTCAAAAAAAAATAGTAAAAAAATGTGCATATAGCTTATATTTTATTAATTAAAATTAAATGCTATAAAATATATTAAACGTTAAAAAAAATATTTTTAGTTTATTTTTATTTTAATGTTATTTTTATGTATTATTTTTCAATATTTTAAATAAAATATTTTATAAAATATAAAATGCTATAAAAATGCTATAAAAATGCTATAAAAAATTTTGTATGAAATAAAACTCTTTACACGAATAAAAATACAAATTATTTTAACGTAAAAATAAAAAATGAATAATTTTTTATTTTCTAAAATATAGTTTATTCATTAATATATAATATAACCATGGAAAATGAACCAGACATTCTTGATTTACTGAAACATGCTATTCAAAATACTATTTCAGTATTATATTTTTTCAATCTACAAAATAATATATCTGACAGAATAGATAATCATGTTGGCTATTTAGGTTGCTCTTTATCTAAATGGAGAAATTTAATTCATGATTTTGATAAAAATGGATTTGTCATTATAAGTGATATTTTACAACAACATAAAGAAAATAATCCATTTATACATGAATTTGAATTCTTAATCAAATTAAATATAATCTATTTTTTTCAAGATATTGGATGTGAAGTAAAAAATATTGAATATTTTGATGAAGATGATAAAGAAGATTTAATAAATGATTTATCCAAAGAATTGAACAAAGAATTTAATAAAAATTTTGAAGAATTTACTATAAATATTGTAAATAAACTAAAAGAAAATACATTTGAAGAATTAAATGACTGTGATCTTGCTGTAAAATATAATAATATCATTGAACAAGACATTCAATTATTAAATAGTTCTCAATTTAGAGAAATAAAAACACATTTACATGAATATCGAAAAAATAAAATGAGTGAATATAAAGAAAAAATTAGATTATATAATTCGACACATCCACGAGAACGTTATGTGAAAGAAATTATCGAAAAAAATATTGACGAAAATGATACATGTTTATATTGTCAAGGAGATTCAAGAAATTTGCTTAATCATATATATCATCATTTTGAAAATGAATGTCTCTACATTAAACATAATGTACCACAAGAAGAATTAAAAATTTTATATATTGATTATAATCAACAATAAATTTCTGAAAATAAGAGGGCAATATTTTATCTAATTACCTTCAAAAGTGGAGAAAAGAAGATTTTTTATAAAAAATTATAGATATATATATTTAATTATTTACATATATCACATTACCATTAGATAGTTATTTACATGAAGATGGTCCTCTTTTTAGAGAAGTCCATTACAATATAAAATTTTCAGGAAAAATCTTTTCTCCTTTATTTGAAAATCTTTTCAAAGATATTCAAATAGAACTTTTCAAGAAAGACTATTATTTAGTATAATGGGGTATATTTTTACTATTTCTATCAGAAAACCTAATGGTTACGACCAAGAAAAACCTGACAGGAATGAACATAATAAGATCCAAGAACATTAACTTACAACTAACGATCTTAATTTTTAAATTATAAAATTATTGCTTTTATGTACCATGAGAAGCCCCTTTGGGGCTGGCGGCCATTATACAACTGCGTTTGATCTTTATCCCAAGTATATAAATGTTTTATGTATCGAAGAAACATGTATAATATATTATGATAATAACAATTATTCCTTCGAATAATTATAAAATAGAATAGTGTATGATGAATATAAAAATTTTATAAAATTATATACTTACTTAAATAGTTAATAATAATAACAATTTTTTCATGCTATACTACTTACATTATGGAAACTTTACTGCGTCAGTGCAGTTAGTAGTACTAGTAGTAGTCATGTGTTCCGTTGCATCGCACACTCTGTCGACATCACTAACATTGTCGAAGACTGTATTTCTCAGATTATGATCGTCTCTATGAAGAGGGGCTAGCCTCATAGAAGGAGGCTTCTTTATTTCTTCAATATTACAATCATCGAACATACACTCTATATTTGTAACTTTTGAGACATCCCAATTATCAATAGGATGGTTAAAATTTTCAGCCCTACAGAACATATATTCCATATTGAGCACGTTCGACACATCCCATCTACCAATAGATTGATTAAAAGATGTAGCATTTAAAAACATATTACTCATATCAATAACATTAACAACGTCCCAAATGCCGATTGGTTGGTTAAATCTTGAAGCATTAAAAAACATAAGTTTCATATTTAACACATTAAAGACATTCCAAGTATCAATAGGTTGGTTAAAGGATCCTGCACCATCGAACATCTGCTTCATGTTTGTTACATGTGAGACATTCCAAGTATTAATAGGTTGATCAAAGAATGCAGCATGCAGAAACATATGTTCCATGTTTGTCACATTGGATACATTCCAATTACCAATAGGATGGTTAAAGATTGTAGTATAACAAAATATACGTGTCATATTGGTGACATTCGATACATCCCAATTTGAAATATCATCATTAAAAAAAGAACAATTCATAAATAGCTCTGTCATATTTGTCACCTCTGAAACATCCCATTCTGAAATATGACCATATTTAACTATGGCAGAATTAGGATTACAACACCAGTCTCTTACCGCTTGATGAATATCATTATCTGTTCTCACATACTTCGGATCCAATAAAAAATCTTTTAAAAAATTTCCATAACGGTGAGGTAATGATAATATTTCTAATACTTCTTTCTTTGAAGAAGGATTTAATGATTTAGAATTTCTTCTTAAAAATTCTCGTAATTTATTTACAAATCCTGGAGTATTTAATGCAAGAGAAAGTTCCATTACTTTCAGAAAAATATTAGGTTATTTAATTAGGTGTATTATTAAGAGGACTTATTTTTATATTACAAAAAATATTTATCATTTTTTTGTAATTCATTCTGTAAATAAAAAATGAAAAATAATCGTGTCACTAATATAATTATATATATATATATCCTTATTTTAACTTCATAACATACAAATTACAATATGAATGTGGAATGTCTAGTATGTACAGAGAACTTTAATCTATCAAAACGTACGAGGATAATTTGTCCTATATGCTCTTTCGTGGCATGTATGTCTTGTTGTCAGCGCTACATATTGAATCAAGAAGTGTCTACATGTATGAACAAAGATAAAAATTCTGATGGCAGTTACTTATGTCAGAAAGAATGGTCGCGAAAATTCATAACCAATAATTTTCCAAAAACTTGGGTCAATAATCAATGGAAAAATATGAACAAAAAAGTTGATTTTGAACGTGAAAAAGCGCTCTTTGCTGCTACTATACCTATATTAAAACAACGAAAAGAGATTAGACTATTAGAGATTGAAACTAGTGATATTGAAAATAAAATATACGAATTAAATCAAAGCAAAAAGATTACATATATAGAAAATGAAATTAATGGAATTGAACAGCAAATAAGTTTCTTGAACCATCGTAAATGGAATTTGAATCAGCAGATTCAATCAGGATGCAGTGTAGTAAATTTCAAAGAAGTGACTCTTGGCAAAATCTGTCCTGATATTAAATGTCGTGGATACATAAGCTCTCAGTGGAAATGTGGACTTTGTGATAAGTGGATTTGTCGCGAATGTCATGAGATAAAAAGAACTAGCTGTGACACTGAGCATAATTGTAATCCAGATACTAAATCTACCATTCAACTTTTGAATAGTGACACAAAACAATGTCCTAAATGTGCTATTCCTATTCATAAGATTGAAGGATGTGACCAAATGTGGTGCACAAAATGCCATACAGCATTTAGTTGGCTAAGAGGGACTATTGAGACTCGTATTCATAATCCACATTACTACGAATGGATCCGCAATAACAATAGTGGAACATCTCCTAGGAACGTAGGTAATTTTGAATGTGGTCGAGACCTTACTGACGATTGTGTATCATATATGTTCGAGGAGATAATTAATGCTTTGTATGTGGGACATAAATCACTCCCTGTTGAGATTGAAGATATTCGGATAAAAATTATAGCTATAATACGGAATACAATACATTTGAGTGATGTTCAAGCTCCCCGTTTTCACACAAATAATGTAATAGACAACCTTGAATTACGTGTTAAATACTTGGATGGTAAAATGGATGAAAAACGTTTCGCATCACGTATTCATGCAGCTAACAAGAAATTTCATGAAAAAAGAGACATTTCTGATGTCATCCAATTTCAAGTTCAAGGTGTTACTGACATTGTCTATAGAATGATTGATGCCCTCAGATATCCAGGTGGAATATCTGATCCTTGGCCCGATAGAGCAGCACATGAAAAATTCTTATGGTTTAAGGGCAGTCTCTTTACTATTTATTCAAATTTATCATTACTATACGATGAATTTAATGTACTTACTAATTACAGCAATGCCATCCTAGCAGAACACTCTGTGTCCTATAATAGTAGGCCTTACATAATCTATTTAATAAATAGTAAAAAGAATGGAGATGTAATGTATTAGA